AGTGCATGAGCACCGATTCGACCAGCGCCCCACCGATGAGACGCCACAAGGTCTTGACGGTCGTACCGCGATCGGCGCTCTGCTGGGAGACCTGGGTGATCATGGTGGGGAACCAGGCCTCGGCGATCCGGGCCCGGGCGTCCTTGGGAAGGTCCGTCCACTCGGTGGGGTCGATCTCCCATCGTTCGAAGACGTGGGAGTTGATCTGCTTGGCACGGAAGGCCGGCAGGCCAAGGTCCTTGACGGCTTGGACCCGTTGGTCGTCGGTGAGGTCGATCCAGTGCTTGCGCGGCATCCGACGTGCTGGCGACTTGACGACGACCGGCCGCTGTTTTCCTGGTTCGGCCAAGGGTGTCTCGGGCAGGGCGAGGCCGAGTCGCGACGTGGTGGGGCGTGCATCGTGGGTCATGGAACCATCCTCGTCATCGACACCAGAAGTGACAAGCGGACAAGAGGCCAGCGTCCCACTGCTGATTGGATGTCCTGGTACTGCTCGCATCGTGCGTGGGACGGTGGCACCTGATGTGCACATGGTCGGGGCGACAGGGCTCGAACCTGCGGTCTCCTGCTCCCAAAGCAGGCGGCACCACCTAGCCCGGCGACGACGGTAAGGAATCGGTAAAAGCCTGCTCGGAACCGGCGCCCGCCAGCTGCGAATCCATCCTCGCCGCCACATCGTCCAGACCCTTGTCCCACAGCGCGGCGTACACGTCCAGCGTCATCGCCGCCGACGCATGGCCGAGCATCCTCTGCACCGCCTTGACGTCCGCCCCCGACGCTATCGCCAGCGACGCCGCCGTGTGCCGCAGATCATGGACGTGCAGCCCCGCCATGCCAGCCCGGACGGTAGCCGGGGTGAAATGCCGCGACCTCCATGAGTCCTTGTGCACCCTTGTCCCCAGCCGCGTGACGAACAGCGGCTGATCGGCCGGCCTGCCCAGGTCCAGCATCGCCAACACCGAGGCCGGGACTGGCACATCCCTGCCGCGCCCGGATTTGGCGTGGCACACCCGCAGTCATCGGGTGGCCGGGCTGACGTCGGCGACGTCGAGGGCGCAGCACTCCCCCACCCTGATACCGGTGGTGCCCAGCAGCATCACCATCGCCTCCCAGCCGTGGCACTCGTCGGCCAGACGGACCAGATCCTCGGCTGACAGGAAGCGCGGCTCGCGTGGACGCTCACTGGGCACCCGCACCCCGGACAGATCGGCCACGTCGCCGATTGATCCGCGCAGGCATTGCAGGATCTTGTGCTTGAGCGAGGGTGAAGCCGGGCCGTGGTCGGTGCGCAAACCTGCCAGCCACACCTGCACCTGCGCGGGGTCAACCTCGTCGGCAGGCATGCCAGCCCATTCTCCCTTGACCCACGACGCGGCCACACGCGCCGCCTCCCGCCCCTTGGGCGACAGGCCGGCCTTCCCGGCCAGCCACACGTCCACACGCTCACCGACCGTCCGCCCGTCCGACGGCCTGGGCCGCCCCTGCGCGATGCGAGCCGCGTTGATGTAGTCGGCCTCGGCGCGGGTGCGGCAGGCCGTCGACGGCCACCCCGCCACCACGACCCGCCAGCGCAGGCCACGCCCGTCACGCTTGGTCGGTGTGCCGTCCCTGTGACGCCACAGATCAATGACAGCCATCATCCATGGGCGAGCTGAGCCACTCGCCCGCGTGTGACACCGAGCACGGTGGCGCACTCGGCCATGGTCAATCCCTCGGCGCGCAGATGGCGCACGGCTGCCCTGGAGGCTGCGGCGGCCTCTTTCTGGGCGGCGGCAGCCTCGGTGGTGCGACGGCGTGCGTCCACGGCCTCCGCGTAACTGTCGATTTGGGGGGATGACAGTAATGGTCCAGTCGTCGTAATTGGTGTCCGGATCGTCGAGGTAGAGGTAGTCGCGGATCTGCCTCTCGGCTTGGTCGAGTGTCTTGGACTGGGTGCAGTGGTGGTCGTCGATGTGGAGTTCCCATCCGCCGCGCCAGCGGATGGCTTTCACTGTCATGGTCTTGCTCATTTGGTGGCCTCCTTGATACCTGCCGGACGACTCCTGCTGACACTTCGCGGCTGTGGGTGATGGTGATGTGGTGTGGGCCGTTGTCCCACCGCTCGTGGTCGCCCCTGACCCGGGATTTGGTGAAGCCGGCTTTGGACAGGAGTTTGGCGACGTCGCGGTACTTCATCGGCTTGACCATGAGTCATGCATAGCCCACCTAAACGCTCCATGCCTAGTCCCGGTAACCACATTCTTTTCCTCCCCCTCCCCTCACGTCATCGGCCACAGCATCCAGCACCCTCCGCTGAGCTGGTGTCAAACCGGCCAGCCGCGCTGCCAGCATGTCGGCGTCCACCCACAGCTCATCGGCCATCTCGGCGGCATCGCCAGTCCAGCGGACGGCATCGGCCAGCTCATCGATGCCGACCAGGCGGCACGCGGCAGCCTGCTCCACCAGCGTCTCCTCCCGCGGATCAGCAGACGGCCCCCGGGCGACGTGCTCCAGCTCGTGGGCGATGGCGCAGCGCCTACCCGCCTGCGACAGGTTGATGTCGACGGTGATGGTGCACGCCGACCAGTCGATGAGGGCGGCAGTGGCCTCGGGTAGTCGCTCCCACAGCAGTGTCCAGTCCGTCAGGTCGCGCAGCCGCCGCCACGGATGATCGTCGCTCATGGCCCACATCATGACCGGGCCGACCGACCATCACCGGGAAATGACAGCGGTGTGATTGCCGAACAGGCTTGTCAGGGGCTCAGTCCTTTGCGGCGGCCCTCTGATTCCCGCGCTCCTGGACGAGTTGCACCTTCATGACGAACTTCCTGGCCTTGTCCGTGTCGCCCTTCTCCATCTCGAGAATCTCGACGTCGCCAGTGTCGGTGTTCATGAGGGTGACGTACCCGACCTTCTTGTGCTTCTTCGACATGGCACCGACGGCTGTCCCGACAGGCCCTGCGAGCAACGTGCCAGCTGCGATCCGGGTTGCTGTCATGCGGACCTTGTCCGGGCTGTCGGCGTACTCGATGACCAGCTTGTCCAGCGGGTAGAACTTCAGGCGGTGCCTGACGACACCGTTCGAGAGGCGGATGTCGGCGACCGATGCTGTTTCGGTGTCGTAGGTGGTCCTGAGTTCCTCCATCCTTGCCCTGGTGGCTGCCGACTCGGCGCGGGAGCGCTCCCGCGCCCGCGCCCACATGCTCGGCTTCTTGTCGTTGCTCTGCTCAGGCTCGTTGGGTGTGCTCATGATGATGTCCTTGCTCCTGTCACGCCACCATTGGCGCTGCCTCCCCAAGTACAGCACGGATTCGTCTGGGTGTTGCGTGTGTGCGCGCAATGACTCATACTGGAAGAGCCGAGACCCTCGGTCCGAAGAGTTACCAGAGGTGGCGCTCCGTCCGCAACGGGCGGATAGGGCCGAGGGTCGTACCATGTCTACTTGAACTTCCAGTACGTCCCTCTCGGCTGGCACGTCTGGGCCGCAGCCTGTCACGGTTTGCGCACATATTCTTGCTATCGGGGTTGTCCTCGGCCGAGCGGATGGCCCCGGCAACCATGTCAGCGAGCTGAATGCCGAATGATCTCCGCGAGTCGACCAGAGAGACCTTGGAGATCGTTCCCGGGGATTCGCGGTTGACCATGCGCATCAGGTACGCCGAGTCAGAGACACCGAACGCGTTGGTGTCCTGTCCGTCGATGAACACCTTCGCGTCCTTGATCTGATCGTAGTTCTTCGTCAGCAGCATGCGTATGGCGAAGGCTTTCAGTGCCGATGGGCTCTGGCGCAGGTGTCGACTGTAGATCTGCGGCTTGTCAATGATGATTGCTCTGATCGCATAGTCCACCGGGTCGATGTACCTGAAGAATCTCTCCCTGAAGGCCTTGCTCGACTTGGAGTGCTTGAACTCACCAACCCGCTTGGGGATGCGGCCTGGTTTGGCGTGCTTGCACTGTTCGGCGTACCAGTCATCGCGAGCCTGCTGCATGCACGTATCAAGCAGCTCTATCTGCTCGGTGTCGTAGAACACGCAGGCAGCCATCACGAGATGCCTGGATGAACCCTTGTCGAACTTGAATCCGCCGTCACCGGAATCGTCGACGTACACCCGCATGTTCATGCCTCGTCCCAACCTCCGGGGTCCTGGTGACCTTGTGTGGTCATGGTTTTGTCCCTTGGTCTTTGTGCTGGGTGTGGCGCCGCTCAGGAATGAACGACCCGATGAGCATGACCACCGGTGGCCCGAGCATGATTCCTGCCATGGCGGTCTTCCCCATGAACCCGAATATGGCGGCAAGGACGATGCAGACCAGCGACAGGAGCAGGGCGAAACTTTGACCATCGGAGTCGCGTTCGATGGCGGCGTCGACGATGCGGTCCTCGCGGCGTGACACGTCGACGGTGGACGCCTCGTATCCGGCCATGATGCGCTCTGCCGCGCCGGGTAGCACCCGGTCGTAGCTCTCCAGTGTCTGCGGGTCCGGCAGCGGCCCTGATCTGGTGGTGATCAGTCCCGCGACGACGTTCTGGACCTCCCCGGTCCCTGCCAGGGCGTCGATGTCGGGAAGAGGCTGCTGAGATGCTTCAACGCCTGCGCCTGCCGCTGAATCGACTCGATCATCAACTGGTCGGCCCTGCCCGGACGGAACAGCCGGAACGTCGCGAAGCCGTTCCTGATCGACCCCAGTGTGATCGTCGCCTTTCCCATGGGTCGAGTGTACGTCGTCACGGCTCTCCTTGTTCATGCCTCGTCCCAGCCTCCGGGGTCCTGGTTTTCCTCGCCTGCCTGATCCTGCTCAACGAGCCGAATGCCCTTGGGCTGTCGAGTACGACGGGCGGCAAGCGTCATCTCGCCACGCCCTGCCACTTCTAGCGGGCTCTTCTGATCCTCAGACGGCTGGTCATCACTGCTACCTCCTTGCATCTTCGGGCGAGCAAGCAACGCGATCACGCGATCGATCGCGTCTCGCTCGTCCTTGTCCAATAGGTTCGCCTCAGGAGGAGGACGGTATGGTTCTGTTTCCGCCCGCCTGCGTCCAGCCCATTCGGCGATAAGGCGTGGATCCAGATGGAGAGCCTTGGCTACCGCATCGATGGTGGCTTGGTCTGTCCTTCTGGAGCCGTCCTTCATGGCCGTGAGCGTCGACGGATGCCTATCTATCGCTTCGGCAAGTGCAGTCCACGAGGGACCCTTGCCGGAGCGCCGGTCGGTGAATCCAGCCGCCACTAGAGCTTCGTCCCATCCGTTCGGTGTGCTCACGTCTACCTACTGTCCAGCGATGTTCGAGGATCGTCTAGCCGACATGTAGACGATCTGTCTACAAAATACACATAAGAAACTCTCTAGCCCACCCGTTTAGGCGTCTACAGCGTTTCGTCAGAGTAGACAGTTACGTCTATATCGTCTATCATCTTGCACAACGTTCGGTGATCGTCTACAGTCAGGAGCACCCAATGAGACAACTGGAGAGGAGGTTCGAGGTGAGGCTCATCAGCGCCGAGCAGCTCAAGTTCTGGATGGCGTACCGCGAGCTGTCAGTCAGAGAACTGGCCTTCAAGGTCGGCTGCTCGCACTCCACCATCGGACACCTGAGGCCGGGGGCAAGGAAGACGTGCCGACCAGAACTGGCGAACAAGATCGCGAAGGCCCTGGGGCGCCCGAAGGAGGCTCTCTTTGTTCCAACGTCGTCTATCGTCTCGCGAGATGTTGCAGCATGACCACCACGCCAGACAAAAAGAAAGCCGCCCCCGAGGCAGCAGGGGCGGCTGAGAACCAGAGAGAAGAGACTGCAGTGTCACTCACCATCAACAGTCCAAGAACGGACGATGTCGCCCTCTTGGCCCATTGCGACGTCGAGAACGCCACCCTCGCCGAGATCGTCGAGTTCCTTGCGGACAGCGACGATGGTGTCCTCGTCTACAGCCTCCCGCCAAAGGGCGACTTGATCCGCCTCATCAAGTCGCACGCTTCTGACAACCCCGTCAGTGAAGATCATTCGAATCAGTGGGGCATGGAGACGGTCGAATCTCGTCAGTGCCTCCTCAACCTTGAGTACCTCAGCCGCCGAGGCAGCGGTGTAGGCCAGCTCGCCGCCGATGCCAATACTGTTGCGCATGGTGATTCCCATCGTTGTGTGACAGCACGTACCTCCACCGGGGAGGTCGAGTGATGCCCAGCATTATCCCATTCACCTATCAAGACCAGCCAGTGCGCGTCGTCACCATCGATGGAGAGCCGTGGTTCGTCCTTGCCGATCTGTGCAAGGTGCTCGACATCGCCGCTTCGGGCCGCCTTGCCGCACGACTCGACGAGGGTATGCGTCAGACGCACACCCTTGAGACGGCAGGCGGTCGCCAACGGATGACTATCGTCTACGAGGCTGGCATGTACGAGGTCGTCATCCGATCCGACAAACCCGAGGCCGCAGCGTTCCGCCGCTGGATCACCAGCGAAGTCCTCCCCTCGATCCGCAAACACGGCGGCTACCTGACACCTGAGAAGGCCGAGGAGATCATCTCCGACCCGGACGTCATCATCGAGCTGGCCCAGGCCGTCAAACGCGAAAAGTCAGCCCGTATTGCCATGGAATCCCTCGTCCATGAGCTCGAGCCCAAGGCTGACATGTACGACCGCTTCCTCGATGCCGACGGCACCTACTCGATAGGCAACGTCACTAAGATGGTCGGGCTCAGCCAGAACAAATTGTTCGACCGGCTTCGGAACTCGGGCGTCCTCATCGCCAAAGGGGCCATGCGCAACACCCCTTACCAGCGTTACATGCACCACTTCTCCGTCCGCCCTTACGACTTCGAGCGCTCCGACGGGACCAAAGGCACCAGCTACACCACTCGAGTGCAGCCATCTGGCATCCAGTTCATCTGCCGCAAGCTCGGTCTCCAACTCATTGACGACCAGGAGGCAGCCGCATGAGCACAGTCTTCACCGTTATCGCCGTCGTGTGCGCCCTGGTGTCCAGGGTTGGTGCCGGGCTGGCCATCGCCGCGATCGTCAAAGTTGTTCGCGACGATCGACGAGCGGAACACGAAGAGGCCGACCATCCGACAGACGCAACTCCAGATGGCCAGCCCCGGCTCGACCAAGACCCCGATGCAGCACGACCCGCCACGCCCCAGAGGGGTCAATCGTGACCGGCAGCGTCTCACCGTCTATCGAGACACGGAACCACGCGTCGGAGTTGGCGATGTCTGCGACAACCACCGGGGAACCGGTCGTGTTCACCAGGGTCCACGTGTCCGATCCGTTGCCGCGCGAGACCAGGTGCACCTCCAGTTCTGGCCGTGACAGCCGCTCGGCTATGGCGCGAACCTGTGCTGCCTGCTCGCGTGCCGCCCACGCCTGCGCCTCGGCTGCCTCCAGTGACCGTTGTGCCTCGTCGCGGATTCGTTCCGCCTCCTGTTTGGCGGCCCGTGAGACGTTGGCACGCCACCAGGCCACGCCGCCGCCGACAAGCGACACCGCAGCACATGCGGCACTGACTGCCGCTGCCACCACACCTGCATCCGTCACACATCCCATTGTTCCCGAAAGGAATCACCAATGACCACCGACGCCAAAACCCAGCAGGTCGTCATCTACGGCCACCCCTGGGACAAGGTCAATGAGTTCGCCACTGACGTCAAGCTCCTCGCCCGCCTGGGTGAGGCCGTCGACGCATGGCGCAACCGAGGGGAGGCGGCATCATGACCGGCACCCCGATGACACCCAGGCAGGCCGCCGAGGAGCTGGGCCTGCACGAAAAACCGTCCGCCAGATGTGCGCCACGCGCCGCATCGGCCACACCGTCACCTACGGCCCCAAAGGACAGGCCAGATACCACCTGTAACCGGGCGACATCGCCGCCTGGAAGTACACCCACCACGTCGAACCGAAAGCAGAACGATGATCACCTACACGCCCTTCGAGGCCTTCTGCATCAACGCCGCGTCGCTCGGCGGCCTGCTCATCCTCGCCGTCCTCGTCGCTACCGCAGCCGTGTGGTGGGAGGAGGACCACCGATGAGCACCAACCTCACCATCGACGGCGACACATCCACCACCCATCATCCCTGCCCCCGCTGTCATGGCACTGGGGTCGAGCCGAGGAGTCACGCATGACCACCGTCAAAGTAGAGTCCATCATCGCTGTCGCGCAGGAGCATGGGCGCGGGGCCAGCCTGCACGGGGCCAACCTTCGCGGGGCCAACCTGCACGGAGCCAACCTTCGCGGGGCCCGCTGGGACGGGTTCATCATCGACGGACTCCACCCCTACCGATGCATGCTCACCCCCACCCCCCATGGCTGGACGGCCACGATCGGCTGCTGGGATGGCACCGTCGACGATCTCCGGGAGCTCATCGCAGGCGACCAGTGGCCGGAAGCCACGGGCTGTCGCAGCCAGTCGCCCTGGTCGACGACTGGTGGTGGGTGAGCGTCCACGGGGCCGCAGCCGTCATCCTCGCCATCGCGGCTGTCCGCCCGTCGCATCTGTGGGGCATCGCCGGAGCCAGCCTCAGTGCCGCCGCGTGGGCGGTGTGGTCGGCCCTCGACCTGGCATGGTCGGTCGACACGCGACCGCCCTCCTCGCTCGTCGCCCCCATCCTCGGCCTGCTCGTGTGTACCCCGCTGGCCCTGCTGACCGCCGCCGCATGGAGCGAGCACGACCTAACCTAAGGAGGCCGCCATGGGAGGGCTGGCCTCCACGATCGTCACCGGGATCGCGACAGTCCTGGCAGCCCTACTCACAGCACTGCCAGCTCTGACGCACAGGTCCCGCAAAATCCAGCGCCACCAGGCCGCCCAGATCGACGCGCTCGAGGAATGGGCCTACGAGGCCCGCCGCGCGGCACGCCGCTACAACGCATCCCTACCCGGCGCAGTGGCGCCGATATCCCTGCCTAACCTGCCAGATTGGATGACCAATGCCGCCGACGAATGAGCTCGAAACGGAGCGCCGCCAACGTCAATCATCGGAGCGTCTCAACGTGTGGCAGGCCGTCATGCTGGCGCTCCTCGTGATCGTGGTGGCCGCGCTGACGGGCTGGGCTGGGCACATCCAGGGCCAGCGTGACGCCGCCGGATCGCAGGCCGCCAGCAACGCCGACGCCGCGAAAACGCTGGCCGGGCGCGTCAAAGCTGCGTGCGCGACCAGCACCGATGAGGGCCGGTCGCTACGGCAGGCGGGTCTGTGTGATGAGGCCAGCCGCGTCGAATCTCGGGTCCGTGACGCCCCCGCGCCAACCGTCGGAGCCCCCGGACCGGCGGGACCTATAGGGCCAGCCGGGAGGCCAGGGTCGCCGGGCCAGGACGGGCGGCAGGGCCGAGGCGGTAGGCCTGGCCGCGACGCGACAGGGGCACCGGGGTTCCCTGGCAGAGATGGCCAGCCCGGCAAGGACGCCACGGGTGCACCTGGCTCGAAGGGCGACCCCGGAGACGACGGGGCTAACGGAGACAACGGCCAGCCAGGCAAGGATGGTGCCCCCGGAGCGCCTGGAAGCGATGGGCAGGCTGGGCCAGCTGGACTAGCGGGAGCACCCGGACATGACGGCAAGGATGGAGCCGACGGCAAGGACGGTCGCGGCCTCGCCTCTCTCGCCTGCCATGACGGACACCTCGTCGCCACCCTCACCGACGGCACCACCTCGACCGTCACTGGGGCCACCGTATGCGCTACCCCAGAC